GGTTTTTGTTAATGCAAATTTACATTGATTTCTTATCCATTTACAATGTCCAGCCTTATTGCATTTATCAGCAGATGGTATAATCTCACATGTTTTTCTGTTATTACTGACTTTATACATTGGTAATAGCGGTACATCATTTACAAATGTGAAAAACTTATCTGATTTACCACCTGATTGACCGTTAAATTGTTTTTGTGCGTCGCCCACTTTTAAGAATATTTGGTAAATTTCTTTGTCTAATAATTTATAAAGTATTTTCCTGACTGCATCTAATCTATTTGATTTATTAAATTTTTTGTTCATCAATATTTTTGTAATTTGTTTTTTGAGTTTTTCATTATCTGTTTTATTTATAAAATCACTAAACTCCAGTCTAAATAATTGATAACTTTCGTGATAATATTTTTCAAATGCCACATCAACCATTCTATTATCAACTAAATAATTACTACGTCCTTTCAAAATTTCATCATCTATTTTATCATATAATGGTTTATTTTCCATTATAAATCCTAGTTTTTGTATTCTTTTTTTATATAAATTTTCCGGGATAATTGGTAAAATTCTGTATGTTTCTGTCATTATAGCCGTTACTCTAATTTTATTACCTTCTTTTGTTTCGTAGAATATACCAATCGGTTTAACCGGTATATTTCCTTCGGATAGTTTATAAAGTTCATTAATATTTTTGAGCATTTTGTCGAATGATAAAAATTGTTTTTGTAAATTTTTAATGATTTGTAAATTATGAATTGAGCCCGATGGTTTTACAGGTATCAGTGTAGAATTATACGTTAAAAGATATTTGCATTTGTTTCTTGGATCTATGAATTGGTATTTCGGTAAGAAATCTTTATTGTTTATTTTTTTCAGATAAATAATCATATCTTTTGCTGTCATATTTTTTTGGAATCCTTTCACATCTTCCATAATTCCAATATTACAATTTTGTTTGTAAAAATCTAAAACATGGCGCACAATATTTAATTTTTCATCAACGTAATTAAATTTTCTCGTAATTGTGATATTTTTGTTCTCTGTATTCGTCTTTGTAACTAAAACTATTGGATAATAATTTCTGTTTTCCCTTAGCATAAAAATAGTATCTCTTTTGGGGTTTATTAAACGATCAGGGTTTTCTTGATCTTGGCACATTAAAACAAAGTCATCTTTGATTTTTTCTTTTTCTAATGTTTTCTTGACAAGTATAGATTCTTTTTTAAATACAATCATATTAATTCCATGTGGTGTTACTGTTCCGGGAACACTTAATATATCATTCATTAAATCAAAATCCAATAGATTATTTGTTTTAATGAAATCAATATACTGTTTACGTGTAACAAATTGAGTTCGTATATCTCCATTATTCAACGAAGTAAAAATTAAATCCTGTGTGTCATTTTCCAAAACATCAATTAATTTTTCTTTAATCTCATCGATAGTTTTTCCCAATACAGAGCAAACTGCATGTAAAAATGGATATTCATCTTGATTTGTTCCGTATTTGAAAAAGTATCCGTTCTCAGCTTTAATTAAAGAATGCTGTTTTATTTTTTTAGTTTTACCTAAAACATTATTCATGTAAAAGTCCAAATATTTCGGCAAAAAACCGATTCGACCATCTTGTATTTTGTTAGTATCTTGTAAAACATACAACGTATCTCCAGATGGTTTAACAGTCTCTTTAGTTTCTGCACCAAGCTTTCCAACGGATTTAAGGAAATGATCTCTTTTTCTTTTATTCTTGGACGTTAAGGGATCCTTTTTAAAACAACAAGGCATCGGATGTCCATATGGATTACTACTTCTTGTCAAAAATCCTACAAACATATGGTCCCCATTTTCTTCTGGACTACATGCATAATGAATTTCCTTTCCTGTAGAAACTCCTTCGTCATTAAATTCAAATAATCTAGCAGTTTTTAATAATAAATCTTTGTTTTTCTTACTACCTTTTAATCCCTTTACCTTTCGTTCGTACATACCAGTTGTCTTGTTAAATATATATCCCTTTTTGAACATATCATCCATATTACCCAAACTCTCGCCATATTGTTGTGGTCTTCTCCTTTTATCTGTTCCACTATTTTGGCATGATCTGGTCCATTGATTTTGCCCTTTTTCTGGTTTAAACCCAATTCTTTTTTTATCTGCTGCAGTCATTTGTTTAACAGATTTTATATCTTTACCATAATCAACGACATCATCAACTCTATGTTTTCTTTTTGCTATATTTGTAAGTTTCTTTAGTTTATCTTTTAATATTTGGCGTTCCTTTTTTTTGTATAAATATGTTTCAACATAGAGGTAAATAAGAATATTCATGAATGTTACTATTCTTTTCAACTGAGCTTTGTCTCTTGCTCCAGAAATTCTTATTTTATATCTTTCCCTTTGTTTGCCTTGTATATCTACACCAATTCCCGGAGGTTTATATTTCGGCATATCCTCTAATTTCTTTAATATTTTCCTTGATCTTTTAACATTTGGATATTTTTTTCTCACACGTTCTATTTCTTCCATGGATCTTTCTTCCGTTATATTAAATTGCTTACTTAATTCGTTCGATAACGATGCATCGTTGTAATCGTAATTTCTCATAAAATATAAAATCCTTTGTTCTATTCTCGCAGGATTCTCATATTTGGTAACACGTTTGTATCTTAGATATGTTCCAAATTTACTTTTTTCAGAAGATCCTCTTATTTTTGATACTCTTTTTCTTGGTTCAATGACTAAAGCTACAAATGGGAAAAAATATCTCGAGAATTCTGAAAGATCATTATGATTAATAATAAATTTTTCAGGTAATTCGAATTTTTGAATTGTATTTATAAATGCATATTTGAATTCTTCATCATGTGGCATATCCATTTTGATTTTACTTTTTTCAAAATTAATTTTTTTCAATAAATCTTTAACATAAACATAAGTCTTTTTAATATCATCAATTGTGGCTTTATCCTCTTCCTTCCATTGAGTTTTATATTCAATCCTACCTAAATCATTGAGATTAATGGCCATAAATTTATTTAACGATTCTCCTCCAAGTTTTACTTTAAAACTTATACCATAAGGTGCATTTTCGAACCATTTCATTAGAACATCTCTTTCTTCTTTTGTTTGACTAAATTTACCTACACTTTTTTTGTGATATTTGAATACGATACGATTATTGAGTGTTTGGTATTGTATAAACGGATATTGTTCGGTCGTGACAAATTGATCAAAAATTCTAAACAAAGACAATTGTCTCGATTCTTCCGATAGACGAACATTTACATGAATAACAGATTGAGTTACATAATTTTCTTTGAATAATTTTTGATAATTCACTTTTTGTTTAGTGTTTTCAACAACATGAATAATTTCATTTATCATTACCAAATCATTATTTAATGATTCAAAAACATTTGTCATTTTATTTGATTCTGCTTGTTTTTTGCCATTCAAAAATGCTATTATATTCTTAAGGTCTTCTGTTCCTATTTTTGGAAAATATAGTTTGACATATACATCTGTCAAATTTTTCATTTCATCAGGTGTTATATTATATCCAGATCCAAGTTCGTTATATATATCTATCATATACAATTCATTATTTGTTAAATACTTATTATAATCATATAATATATTGAATTCGTCGTCTTCATAATGAATTTTACTACCATATCTTCTCATATTATCACGTAATAATCCCAAATTACCTCTTAATTCTTCGTAAACTCTAATATTGTGATTTGGTTCGACATCAATTTTTAAAAGCTCATTTCGTTTTAACCATTTTTGACCAATCATAATTTTTTCTATTTCTTTGTTGTAATAATGTTCACTCCATATATAGGTTCTTGATGGTATAAAATATGCTAATGAACCAAATGCTGGATTATTTTTTAAACTACAACATATTTTACCTTTTATCGTCTTAATAGTATCATCCTTATATATATATTGTCCGGTAACATAGTGTTTAACGTATACATCTCTTAAATTTTCGTCATACATGTTAGAGTCTTTGTAATCGGAAAATGGGACAAGTGCTTTCATGGATTTTTTAAAAATACTTTCATCTTTCAAGGCTTTCTTAATTAAATTTGCAGTCTTATCTGTAGTTTTATCTACTTCCTCGCCCATTGTTTTATACAATTGTTCGATTTCTTCGATATCAAGCTCTTCATCTTGCAATAACTCTGATGCTTCCATTCCTTGATCAAAGTTATTATCTTCTGTATTTTCATTTGTGTCCTCTTTATCACCATCTTCTTTTGAAGTTGGTGCTCCTCCTTTTAGATTCAATAAGTCCATTTTTTTAGTGTTAGTTATATAATCCATGTCTTTATCGTCATCTTGTATAGGTGTATCTTTTTTCTTTTTTCGAATTTCTTTTCTTTCTCTTTCGCTTTTAATTAATGATGCATATGAATAAAATGCTTTGGTTGGAAAAATAGATTCTTGATCTACATGATCTTTGTACCATTTCTCTTTCATTTTATCTTTTATTTCTTTTTGTTTCGCTTTTGTTGCACGTATTACATGAAACGTAAAATATGTGTGATACACATTGAAAAACTTATTGTACCAATGTGGTCCATATTTTTCAGTTAACATGTCAAGATCTTTAGCCGATAATGATATCAAACTATCATATAATGACTTGTCCGCTATTTTGTTAAGTATTGTCATTATACTCTTCTCTATTTTGCCAACAAATACGTATACATGGTATTGCACCCTTTTATTACTATTTTTGTATCTCAATATTATTTTAATTGGATCGTCCATAAAACTAAGTATATATATATCCAACAAAAAACTTTATGATTTTTGTTAAATAAAAAACTTTACAAATTTTGCTAAATAAAATAATTTATACACTAAATTATCATGTTATATTCGTTTAATCAATCAATTTGTTATATTCATTCCGCAATACTCTTGTTGGTTTTGATTAAAGTTTATTTCTTTGTATATTCCAAATTTTTCGGCCTCCTCTCTTAAAAATACAAAAATATCATTGAACAATGGGGTATGTCCGAATTCTGGGCAAGCGATATGTGATATTTCGTGAAGTGCCACATACATTATTAAGTTGAAATCATGAATACTATTTTTCCCATTTTTTGATCTTAAACAAAAAACCATTTCTTCCCCTTTATTAACAGTATAACTTGTGAAAGAGGATTGCTTAGTATTTTCCCTATAATAGGTAGTATAACCTTGTTTATATAATTGATCAATGTAATTTTTATTTTTTGGATAGTTTTCTTTATTTTGGTAAAGATGTAATATAAAATCTTTTAATGATTTTCTTAGTTTTGATATTGTATCAGATGCTTCGTTTCTACTATCCATATTTCTAACTAGATAAGATCGACCATCGTTTGACTCAACATATAGGTTATGTTTTCTACTATATACTATTGATCCAACGACAAGAACGATTAATATTAAACAAAATAACCATTTTTGCATTTCTTTATGAATATATTTGTACAATAGAAAGAAATCTTATAACGTCGCGATTTCTTTCTAAATTGCATATTA